GATCCCGAGATAGACGGAGCGAAGCAGATCGGTGCCGTCGTTGTCGCGGCGGAGCAATCCAGCGCGAAGGTTCGGGAGCAGAACACCGAGACTTCCTTGTTGGACGACGGAGGCTCGATAAATAGCGTCTCTGACCAAGCAGCCGTACCCGCCATAAGCGCCGCCTTAGTTGCCGGATTTGTCGCGTAGTTCAAAGTAACTACCGCGGTGTGATCGGCGTTATCACCTGTGTGGGCGACTCTAATCCGAACATCTACGAGAACCTTACACGCTCGGGTTACCTTGATGCAGTCCAGAGCTGAGTCGAACACGAAGGGGTTAGCTTCGGAGTAGATGGAATAGCCCTGGGAAGCTTCGTAGATCGCCTCAGCAACGGTTATCGTTGCCCCGCTAAACGCCATACTCATCGCCGCCGTGAACGCCGCAGCAGCGTGCGTGTCGTCTACCTCTTCCGCGATGTACTGAGGCTGGAGGACGGCGGTATCGAGGTCAGCGGCGGTAATAGCCGCGCCCGAGGTCCAATCCACGAGACGGCCGGCGTTGGTCTGCGGGGTGATCCGCTGGATCTTAAGGATCGCTCCGGCTGCCGTGGGCAGCACCGAGGAGTCCAGGGTTACCGTAGCGGCACCTGAGGTTCCGGTGACCGAGAGCAACTGGCCCCCGGCTACCGTCCACTCGGTACCGTTGTAGTAGACCTTAATGTGGGAAAGCAGGAGGAAATCCTTGTTAAAGGAGTACGCCGCCTGACTTGTGTTAGAGATTGTGTACTCGACGTATGAGTTAGCCATTACTTGATACCTCCGTCAGCGATTTTCTCGAAATCGTCCCTCAACGACATCGAAGTACGCCCGGCTTTCTTGTCTTCGTCTGAGCGTGAAAGAAGATAAGTTCTTGCAGCTTTAAGACGCTCGTTGAGGGCGGCGGTCAAGCGCTGCTTAAATAATTCGGCATTAGGCTCACGAACATTTAGTGGCCTAGTCGGGATACTAAGCTCAGGAGCTACAGGCCCCTGATAATTCGGATCCGCGATTGTTGCGGGTAGCGCATCACCGATGTCCCCGAGCCTGGCGTACAAGTATTCGATAAGATTCTGGTTTTTCTTACCGCCGATTCCACCTATAGGGTTTGCAGCCGTAAAGGGGTCGGAGATTTCGATATTAGAATCACCGTACATGTACAAATCGAGCAAATGCGAATGCGCATCTCGGTTGTCACCCATGGTGAACTTCCGCAAATCGGCTTTACCGCCGTTACGCGTCGGATCAGGGTCGGTAAGCATTCGGTCTACGTAAGGGACGGGGTAACCCGCCTGTGCGAGGAGTTTTGCCAGGGTGCGATTTTTACGCTCGCTCTTACCGTCACCCAGGTCAAGGGCGTAGTCTTCGCTAAGACCGAGTACGATATTCCCGAGTTTCTCACCGAAACCTTCAAGTCCAGGCTTAAGCTTCTTCTTTGCGCCTGTGATATCCCGAGATTCGCGGCCTTTACGACCGAGGAAGCGAACAACGTTTCCGGTAAAATCGGGGGCACCGGCCCAGATACCAGCGGTTTTCTTTTCGCCGAACGGCGTGGAGGACCTGTTCTCAAGCTTGTAGCCGCTTTGCAGTTCTGCGAGCGTACCGTAAAGCTGGAAACCTCCGAGGGGTACACCGAGTATTTTGGTCATGAATTCCACGATTGGGTTCGGGAACTCGGTAATGCTTTCCTTGGTCGCTTCTACAAAGTCGGAAGCACCGAGGATGTCAGCAATTTCAAGCAGGGACGCTCCGATGGCTTCAGGACCGTCGGTGACTCCGTCTTGGTAAGCATCTTCCAAATGCCCGATCATTTCGTTAGCCGCCTTAACTGATGGATCGTTGTCGCCAAACATGCCCTTCATCGCTCGGGAACCTTTCCTAGCTCCAGATTCGGCGATGGTGCCGACAAAATCCCAAATAGCCAGGGCGGGCGTGACAATCGGTATCTCCTTACCCATAACCGCGCCGCGCTTAGTCTCCAGAATACGACGCGATTGTCTAGCTGTCCTGCTGCTGCGTTCGTCCAGAATGGTTACAGCTGGTTGCGTAATCTCACCAGATTCGCCTACGCGGGCCCCGGTAGCCGACTCGACGGTCACTTGTCCAACGTCAGTTCTAGCTTCTGTTTCTTCGTCGCGATCCGGTCTAGTTGCCCGGTACACAGCGTATCCGGCAGCCAGGAGTGAAGCCATAGCGATTCGATTTTGGGCACGGGCACGCTCCAGAGCATTACCAGAATAGAGTTCACGACGAGTGAAGAAGAATGATTTAGATGCAGCGCCTTTTTCAGATTTAAAGAGAAGGTGTAGCGGTGCGCTGGCAAAATCCAAAGCTTTGTAGATTTCGTTAACTCTGGTCTTAACGAACAAGTTCTGAATACCGAGCAGGAAACGGGTAAGCTTATTCTGCTCCATGCCCGACAGAACGCTGTTTAAGGCGCCGGCGGTAGTGCCAGTTGGATCCAGGGTAGACGCGCTGTAATCGAGATATGCCCTAGTCGAGGCGTTAGTATCGGACAAGACCTTAGGAGCCGCCGTCGCGTCCAGCCCTGAGGTCGCGTATTCTTCGGTTCCGGGTGCAGCCGCCGGATCTCGCATGCGCATAGCCTTGTTCATGTCGTCGTTGTACTGACGTCTGACAGCCGCAGTGTAGGTAATCGGATCTTTAATCTTCCCAGTTTGGGGGTCTCTGTAGATTCCCAGAGCATCGACCTTCTTAGCCGCATCGCGCATAAGTTCACCTTCGGTGCGCATAACAGTTTGGTCTAAGTACTGATCCCATGCAGCGTCTGCCTCGGAAGCCGCCTTAGCGACGTCCTGGCTTTTGTTGGTGTCCAGCCACCTGTAGACGAAACTGGTCTTAAATTCCGTCTCGTTAATCTTGAGTCTGAAGACTTCGTCCATCATCGGCAAGGTGCGCGCTGCAGAGTTAACTACAAACTCACCACCGATATTAGGATTATCGAGGTCAAAGAGGGCGGAGGGATCTGCCCCTTCGATAACACGACCTCTTGCAGTTCTAACGCGGTTAAGCGCGTCAGCTGCCCGAGCTTCGATTGGGGACAGGGTGGATCTACCGGTTTTAGCTACTTCTTTAATCGCACCGAGCGCCTTGATGTTATGCGTGAACCAAACTTTAAACATCAGATTTGCGCGGTAGATCGAAGCCAAATCACGTGGGGTTTTCGCGGACATCCGCATAAGCCGCATAATTTGAGCGCCGAGGAATTCGACAGCGTATTGAACTGAGTTAGCGATCAATACGTTCTTAGCGCTGTACGTCAAATGCGCTTTTGAGTAGGTGTTAAGCAAGCGGTTAAGGCGGCGTTCACCCTTACTTTCTGGTGCCGGGATGTTGATATCGGCGGTTACGTTCGCCGTTCTTACATCACCTTTAGCCATGTTCATAAGCTGACGTTCAATTTCAATTAAATCGGCCTCTGCTTCAGCTACGAGTGCCTTTTTAGGATCTGTAATGTCGGGGAAGCGTTGCTCACCACTAGCGATTCTCTGCCTGGCTTTAGCTTCAACAGCAGCTTGAATCTCAAGGGCGGTAGGAAGATCACCGCTTCCGGTCGTGCGGGCAAACGGATTAAATGCACCGCGGTCCGGTTTGCGCAGTATTTCGGTCATTAGCGACAAAGCTTCAAGAGCCCGAATCTGATCCTCATCCATCAGCGTGTTCAAGAACTCCATTACCGGCCCGGTAAGTCCGCCTTGTTCAGTTTTAAGTTGACGCAGGACGGCTTTAGTGTCCGCCTCATCTAGTACCCCAGCGCGGATGAGAATCAGAATATCCTCTCCGAGAGTATCTTTTTGGGAGTTCAACTCGGACAAAATTGTAGCCGGGAGATTGTATCCAGGGCCAACTTGAGTTGGGACGGCGTAACCACCAGATCGCTCGAACGGGATGTCCGAGAGAATTACTTCACCGTTTGTCTGATCAACAACTTCTCGAATAGCAATATCAGGTTCCGGGAAAGCAGCGGCTCGCGGCATCACAGGCTCGGCAGGCACACCCATGTTTGCTGCTACTTCTAACCCTGCTTTTTGTGCGCTGGCTGGCGCCGCGGCCTCGGTCAGTTCTTCAAGTGTTCTAGACGGAACTTCTTTACTCCCAGTAACCATCTGCCGTCTAGTCGGCAATACGGTTTGGGCTCTAGCAAGCGCCGCCTCATTAAGGAACGGGTCAGCACCGGAGGCGCCGGTAAGAGTACCGGTCTTAACCGCTTTACGAAGTCGAAGCGAAGCCAAGAATGTCTGAATAATTGCGTTAGTAGCCTGCGCACGCTGTTCACGCGTAAGGCGATTAGGATTACCGTCGGGAAGCAGCCGATCGATAAATCGTACAGTCTGGAGGATAGAATCACGGGCTAGCGTGATTTCTACGATAGCTGCTGCCGCCGTAGGTCCGTAATTCTTGACATCATCTGGGGCATTACGCAGCGCATCTTGGATTTGATTGCTAAGCGCGGTAGTAGGATTCCGCTCGGCACCGTATCTAATCGCTCGATTTTCAGCGATAGCCTCAAGAAGGACGCCCTGCTGTGTCGGGGTCATACCGTCCCAAAGACGCCCGAAAGTCCGCAATACCGCCTTAACGCCGATAGCACCAAACAAATCCTGATCATGCATGTGTGACCAGGAGATAATCTTCGGCAGGCCCATTTCACCGAGATCGTTAATCAGTTTCTTTGCGGCTTGCGTGTTGTTAACTTCTCCGGTGAGAATCTTAGGCATTTCTTCGTCAATGAGTTTAGACCACTCATACGTAAATACCGTGACGATATCCTTACGCAGCATTTCTCTGGTTGCCGGATCGAGATTGGAATTAGGGTCATCCAATTTCTGGATCATTTCGACAACAGAATCGGTCAATTCTTTACTCTTAACCGCGATAGGTACTTCAAGGGACTTACCGCTAAGCACTACGCCTGATTCCGTGCGTACCTTAGCTTCCCCGGATTTAGCGATGCCCTTAAGCTCTTCAAGTTGACCAACGGCTTCCCGAGTCGGCCCAAATCGTTCGGTAATACGCTGCCTGGCAGCCGCTGCATCGTCAGGGGATACATCAAATACCGGGCGAGTTTGGCGCCCAGTTACCGGCAAATTGGGCCCCTGCGGAAGAGGCGGCAGTGGGGGTTCAGGCAAACCGGCAGCACGCGCAGCGTCCGCCCTGACGGTCCAATCGTCCATAACGCGTCTGACTTGAGCATCAAGTTCGGCTTGATCACCTCCGGTGAACTCTCGTTCCGGGGGCTGCCCGCGCATGAACATGGGATCTTCAAGAGTTTGATCCAGACCAGCTTTAATCTGCGCATCGGGGTCTGAGCCGGCAACAGCCGCCGCCAGTTTAAGGCGCTGCGGGTTGTTCTTCGGCAAATTGCTGAAGGCGTCAAAGAGCTCATCGGCACTCTTCGCCATGATGCCGAGCCCGATCTTAGCAATACCGCCGATTACCATGCTTGTAAGAGCACCGCCGGTAGCTCCGCCGAGGTAATCCGATACGGCCTGTTCAAGGCTGCTGAGGGGCTTACCGGACGCCAGAATTTCCGGAAGCTTGTCCTCCAGCCCGAGCGTCTTAGCCCACCAACGAACATCGGCTACACCGTTTTGACGGCTGTCCCAGACGCGCTGGAGGTTATTCTCGAGTCCGTTAACGTTCATGAAGGCGAGAGCACGCCCAAGTTTAGTTTTGTTACCCGTGACGTCAAACAGCTTTTTGACGACTCCGGCAGCTTTGTACTGACTCGCCAGGGGACCGATAGCCGCTGCCCCGGTCTGCGCGATCAGGTACGATATGGTAGCTTGAGTCACCGCCTCGGAAACAAAGGCTCCCCACTCTCCCTGCGGGGCAAAGTAGAAGTCCTTAGGATCGGTGCTGAACTCCTTGATAGGCTTACCTTCGCTGTCCTCAACGCCCATCGCTGTGAACCAGCGGTCAGGAAGCATATTCGCGGCAGCTCGGCCAACTCCTTCAACCCCCGCAACTGTCCCCTGGGACGTCTCCTTCATGTAGTAATCGGTAGCCTTACCGGTATCGTAGATGGCGTCCCCTACGCTAACCAGATTATCGGAAACCGTTTGCTTAACTATTTGCTTACCGAAGCCCTCAATGGCACCCATGATCGCTTCACCCAGCCCGGTCGGCTCAGGTGCGGGGGCAGGAGGGATAACCTGCTTCATAGCCTCCGTGCGGCCGATTATGGCCTCTTGAACAGGGCTAAGCTGCGGGGCCGCAACGGGCGTTCCTTGAGGTCCGCCATTAGCCTTAGGGGCATCCTGGGGCGCCATCGGATTAATTTGTTCTTCGGGCATCTTAGTCCTTTAGAAATCGGGGAATGCTTCAACAACGCCTTTTGCGGCGCTCTTTTGGTTGAACTCGATAATTACGCGGGCTGATTGTTTTAGATTAAGACGGACACGCTCATCCGCGGTTACTTCACGCAGTATCTTTGGGTCGGTAAGCAGCGCAACGCCGAATATCCGTTGATACTGATCGTTCTTACCTTCAGAGTACGCGCGATTCCAGCGGTTAATTAATACCTCAGCCATTGAGTTAATTTCCGCTGCGCCGGCCGGATTAAGGACGAATCGTGTAAGCACTTTGCCTTCAATCGTAGTAGCCGTGACGCGATCACCAAATTTAACCAAATACGGATCTTTAGGGGACGCATTTAAGGCTTCAACAAGCGCCTCGGCGAGGATCGATTTTACCTTCTTTTCGTCAGGCTTAACGGCGGCCATCAAACGACCATCCGCCCTAGTAAGCCTGTCGTAGCTGTCGAAGTCGATAATACCGTTATCATACGCAGCGGCTAGTGCGTCGGTAGAAGGCTTAAAAGCTTTCTCGTTAGCCCGCAGTTGTTGTTCGAGCGTGTTGAACGCATCTCGGTATTTGTTCTGAATAGCGGTTCGTCGAGCGGCCGTATCCTCGATTGCCTTAGTCATACGGGCATGTTTTTCAGCTTCTGGTATCTTTTCGAGCGCGATAGCTGAAAGCCGCCTATTTAGTGCCTCATTATCGTCGGACCAGGTCGAGGCCAGTTCCGCGTTAATGCCCGCATTTTTAATCGTCTCTCTAGGCGGCGTGAACCCAAAAGGACGGGAATCACTTATCGAGGCTACACCGGAGTTCTTAGCGGGTTTAAAAGTGGCGGTTTCTTTGAAGTCCTTGTAACTATTCTTAATTTGCGGGACCTTAGTCAGATACTCGTTCAGCTTCGACGCCTCCATGTTCAGAATATCTTTTTCAAGATCGATACGATTCTTGAAGTTGAACATCGTCGCAGCGGTACGTTTAGCCTCCTCGTACTGACCGTTGAAAGCCTGAGACAAGGCGAGCTGTTGGATGGACTTATCCGCTGCGTTGTTGACGTCGATACCGCTGGTAGCCAAATCTGCGAATTGGTTAAAGATTCGGTCGGCGATTACGGGGATGAACGCCCGCTTATTCAGATCAGGGTCGTTCATAGCCGCGGCTACAAATTCGAGTTTTACCTGATTCATTTGGCTGCGGATAAGCTGCGGATCGGCACCAGGTTTAGACAAATCCTGCGCGAGTTTCTGCAACCTACCGACGTAGGAGTCCTTGTCATCACCCTTCGCGAACTCAGCCGAAATGCCGGCATTAATCTGCTTGGTACGGGAATCACCCAGTTCCTGGCTTCTTTGACCGGCTTCGGTTCTGAGTTTGTCCTTAGCCTTTTCCCAGTAAAGACCCTTAATCTGAGTGTTGGTCTTAGGGTCGCGATAAGCCTCAATTCGGTCAATGTACCGCTCGATCAATTCGGTCTGATTAGCGCCGGGGTTATCGTTAAGGAGTTTCGTACCTGCGACTTCAAACGTTTGAGCAAGGAAACGCTGCGGATCAGGAATACCCCCTATAAGGACGTTGTCGAAGATGTACTTATTCAGCCTGTCGTAATCGTCGGAGGCTATGTCGGTTTGGGAACCTAAACTTACAGCCTGCCCGACCAGTTCGTCAGTAACCAGAACACGACGAGCTTCGGTAACGTTCTCCCGAGCCTTCTGCTTAAAATTAGCAGCCATATCCGGTACGTAGCTGCGGATCAGCTTGTTGTACTCCTCGGTGGCGTACGGGCTATTTTTAAACCATGCAAAGTTAGGGTCCTTTGAATACCGCTCGTAGGACTCGGCACGGATCTTAGTTATGGCTGCGTCGATATCTTGAGCCGTAGCGATTCGGGGGAGCCCCGTATTAGGGTCGAGTTCTCTCGAGCCAGTAATCAAATCGGTAAGCGCGGCTTCAATCTTATCACGTTCGCGGTAAGCTGCGGAACGTCCTGAAGCGCGTTCAAATCCGATACGCGTGCCGATGGAGTGTTCCTCAGCGATTTCACCACGGCGTACAAGTTCAGCCAGCGCGGCTTGCTCATCTTTGCCGTTTTCAAAGAGTCCGTCGATACCGGATTCCATGTAGTACTGCTCACCAAATGGAATATCCGCTTCAACTTGTGCCTTCTTAAGCGTACCGTAACCAGCCGCAAAGTCCCGCGCGATTTCAGACCACGCGTTCATGTACGGGTCGGGTGTTATCGTGGGAGCACGGGCGATGATCGTGCGATCGACAGGATCAGCCGCCGGCTGGATCGATACGCCAAACCGAGGTTCCTCGACTTGCGTACGTGGTGTTTCTGCCATGGGTTCTCCTATCCTCCAGCCCCGACATTAGCTCTGCCGGTGCCGCCTACTGGACCTGTTGAGAAGACCGACGGATCGATTCCGGATTGAATCGTAACGCCGGTATTAAATGCTTGAGCGAACGTCCCCAAAGCCGCCGCAAAGAAATTAGGCTGCTGAATTAGATCTGGGGTTGACTGGAGCAGGCGCCCTTCAAGGGTGATCTGCGCTCCGCGCTTCTCGGCTTCGATCTGCGCCCGCTGGTACTGCTTGTTAAGCATAGCGGTATTGACGTACTCAAGCTGCCGCTGTTCAAAGTTCTTAACGAGCTCGTCTACCGATCTACCGGCAACGTTAGCTCTAGCCGCGGCAACGCTGACACGGGCCTGAGCCTCGCCACCCTGACGGGTGATGTCACGGATTTGTTCCGCGATACGAGCGCCCATCTGAAGTTCTTTGTCGTCGAGGGACCGGTAGTTCTCGATAGCGGTCTTACGGGCGAGTTCGTAGTTCCGGGCAGCCATCTCGTTTTCGAGCTTCTGCCGGGCTCTGGCGTACGCAGATTGAGCGCTGTATTGCGCGAATCCGCCCAAGAGCTGAAGTCCACCGCCGATGAGGGCGGGAAGTCCTACACACATAGCGGCCTCCTTTCGAAGAAGCGAATCTTAAATCCCTCATAATCAAATTCGTCGGAAAATGAAAAGCCCAGACCCGAGAGAAAGCGAATTGATTTGATATTCTCAGATAGGATAGTATTTCGGAGATAGAGGGAGGAGTAATCTTTTAAGAACTCTCGGGCCTGGACCATAATTCTTACAGGGGGCTGCACGTCCATAGCATCGGTTCCAACCATCCATGGATGATGGCAAGATGCTCCGGGCGCAATCCCGAAAATACACACAGGTTCGTCGTCGACCGTAGCAATACGGCAAACCGAGCTGCAAGCCACGGATTCACGGACTGCCTCCATAGGGAGGAGACCAGAGAACAAGACAGCTTCCAATCGGTCAACAGCACGTAGAGAATTGCCGATATGCTCAATTTGCTGCTCCGTCGGTACGACTATTTTAACTACCGCCAAGCTTGTTCCTTAGGTCGGTAATTAATGCCCCACGACATCGAAACGATATTCGACGGATAGGGCGTGTTGTTAGTTATTGTGGTGTTGACCAGGTCGGCTTGCCCCATTACGGGGAATTCAAACTCGCCATCCTGGTTAACGACGGTATTCGTGCTCGTATTCGAGGCTACTGGAACCACAAACTCGTAATTAAATGTGCCTCGGTTGTCGATATTAATAGCGACATTAAAGTACCGGCTATCCTTGTAGCGGATACGACCACGGCGGACCTTCATAGGACCGGAGCCGGCTACAGCGTAGCCTTCGTTTGTCCGGCTCTTGATAATCGGTGGACCCGGGTCATAGGTCATCGTGTAACGCTGCCCGACGGTGAAGCTGGTGTGCACCCCGCGGAATGTCCGGGTAGTGGACGAGTTTGTCCCGTACGGGTTAACTTCCTCGTAACTAAACCCGTTGCTGTCTACGAGGACAGCCGCAGCCCCGGTATCCAGGACGTACGGGAAGATTACGGTCGTGTAGTAGGCGTCCGAGGAGAACGTGCAAGCCGTGTGGGCGACCTTACGGTCAAGGCGGATCAGGAAGTCCAAAGAGCCGTCTATTCGTCCTGAGGACGGGTTAAGGCGCTCCACGTAGATTCCGTTAGTGCGCTTAACTAAAACGATGAGCCAGTCTTTAATCCAGGACACGCCCCAGATTTGACCGTTTAGATCCCACCGCATCCACGCGGACATTGACTTCTGGTTGCCCGACCACATGTATTTGTAAGTGTAGATGTAGTTCTTATCGTCGGTAATTATGGACAGCACGTCGTGGTTCGTGCTAACCGACATTTGCTTAATCTCGCCCTTAACGTACGACGGCACCTGGGTGGTGATATCAAATGCGTCAAAGACTTCGTTAGCGTCTACCTGCAAGAACTCACGGATCAGCGAGAAGGAACTGAGCTTCTCGGTAAGGAACACGGCTCTACCGGAGGTTACAGGGGTAACGTACGGTAAGTGGACAAAGTCGGTCGTCGGGACGACGGTAACAGTTCTAGGGGCTAGTACGTCCTGACCGCGCAGAAGGTACTGAGACCGATCAGAAACCAGGAGTAAGTACTGGCTGTACGGAACGGCGTGGTTAATCTTAGCGACCTTAGTTCCACTTACGGCGACATCTATCCGGTCGGTGTCCACGAGATTACGGGTAGTCGTGCGGAAGAAATTGTAGTAATTTCCCTGCTCGGACATGACGATATTATCTTCCGAAATGAACCCCAGGCGGTCCTGGAAGAAGAACATATCGGTAATCGTCTTACCCTCAAACGACGGGAACGGGTTAATGTTCTTATCTCCGCACGTTCTCGGGGTCCAAGTAATGCGTTCAACGGTCAGAACGCCTGGACTGTAGGTCAACTTAATCGGCATCGTAGCCGGGTCTAAGCGGTCGTACTCAATATCCACACTGCTGGGAGCAGGGTTGTACGGGGTCGGTTTGGCGCACTCCTGCCAGTACCCGGAACCAACGTCAATGGTATTGTTGTAGCTACCGATGAACTCGACATAGTGGTCGTCAATATCCCGGTCTCGGTCGCCGATGACCTTGATCTTGAAACCGTCGCGGCAGGTCTCGGGAAGGAAGTTCTCGGCTTGATCTATTTGCCCGTAGAACAAATTAAGCGAGGTGTTGCCTACCGTATCTTCAACGGTAATGGATCCGAAGTTTTGACCTATGTAGTTTCCAGCGCGAGTTAGTTGGATTAACGAGCCGTATCTAGTAGCCGTTATTCCGTGAACGCCACCGGTACCTAAGTTAATTTTGTTTTTAAGATCCTCGGCAATAGCGTTGGTGTTAACTCCAACGTAAGGCGCCGTAGGAGCCAAGGTTTGGGGGTTAACGGTAGTTACGCCGGTATTGAGCGTCCCGTCCCAGGTTTGGGTCGTGTAGGTAGCGGAGTACGGGGAACCGCTAGCCTGCCCTATTTTGACCGTGTAGCTTTGGTTGTAGTTAGCCGCACGTACGAAGATGTAGCCTTCTTTAGCGTAAGCCACCGGAACCATCGTCTGGTAGTTAACCAGATCTTTGGAGGCCATCTTCTCGGTGTTCAGGATGTAGGTTGTGTCCTGGACGGTGAGAGCCTTCAGGCGCTGTTCAGGGAGCGTCGTGTTGCAGTACGAGGCGATGTACCCGTAAGGATCGCTAATCGTTATGGCGGCTCCTGTAACGGCGTTGTACGCCTTCACGGCACCGTTGGTCATAATCAGAACGATCTGCTCGCCTGAGCCGCGGTCAATCGTGTGGAGCTTAGCCCCGTTAGCCGGGATAGCGGCGTTGTTGTAGGCGAAGGCGAGATGCTCGGTAGGAGCCCGTTTATGCAAGCCATCTACCAGATTAACGTAGGCGTTATCTAGGGTAGCGCACTGGTCGGGTCGCCGGACTGACGGAGCCTGCTGGCTGACGCCTCCCAGCACATTATCTATGCTGTAGGAGAACTCGTAGTTTGATGCTCTAGGCATTAGATTCTCCGCAGGATAATTCTACGGTAAGTCTCATTATCGAGGACGTGGTAGTCGCCGATTTCCATCTCGGTACGTTTGAATCGAGCCATAGCTTCAAGCTCGTCCTGACGGGTGAACTGACCCAAAGTCGGCGTACCTACGGTACGGTCTGTGTACATGCGGATAGCCCGAGCCATGATGAAGTCGCGAGCATGGAACGGAAGATCTTCCCATTCTAGGAAAATGGTAGCGATCATGGTGACATCAGCATCGAACTGATCGGTATTCTTGGTGACGTCCCAAAGAAAACCGCCACGAATAGTGTAGTCGTGGTCGGAGCTGTTCTGATTTGGGTCGTCTAAAGAAATGATGTCGGCATTAACGGGTATTTTACCGTCAATATCTTTTAGGAATACGGTTTCGAAACGGTTAAACGTCCAGCCGTCACCTTGCACGCGTCTAGAAGCCTCATCGAGAATGGCCAGGGCGATTTGAACTTGCGCCCCGTTATTCCCCGCAAGCGTGCTTACAGGCGCTTCAGCGGCTGCCGAAAGCATGGCGTTGACGGCTTCAAGTTTGGTGGTGGCTTGCATGGACGTTACCTCCTATCACTTACCCTTTTTCTTGGGCTTAGTGTTTTGGACAATCGGCTTATTCGCCTTTTTGGCGTCGATCACCATCTGTTTGGCGATTTTGGGGTGATTAGCAAACATGTAGGCTTGCTGCTTTTTGGAATCGAACGGCATCTAACACTCCTTAAAGTTAAGGGGAAACCCCCCGGGAGCCTAAGCCCCCGGAGGATCCAGATCAGAGATCAGGTGACGGTGATCTTCGCGCACGCCTCGGGGCGCAACACGTCAACGCCGCAAGCGAGCTTGGCGACGAGGAGATCAGCCTGGTACTCAGTCATGTACTCGGACTCGACGGCGAGATCCGAAACCTTGACCATACCGGCAGCTTCCGTCTGGAAGCAAAGAGCCGCCAACGCCGACGTATCGGCGGTGTAGGTGTTGCCTTCGGTCGAGATGAGACGATGAGCCGTGCTGGTAAAGGCCGTGAAAGGCATGTTGTTGGACATGACCATCTCGAATCCAGCGATATTTCCGAGGCCGCCCGTCGAAACCGAGCCTGCGCCACCAACATCACGATTTACAAACAGACCCGACGTGATGCCTTTGAGAGCACCCGAGAGGAGCCAGTTGTAGATAGCGGGCGGGATAACGCAAACACGACCTTCAGCCGGCACCGCGTTGTTATCCATCGCGGTCTTAACTTCCATGAGCGAAGTCAAGAACAACGGGATATCGGTAGCCACGTTAGCAGCAGCAGTCAACGCCGCAACGTCCGTTCCGTTCGCGGTTGCATTCACGGTCTTCGCGATACCACCCGGGTGACCGGTGTAGTCAGCGTCAACCGCAACGCCAGCGCCGTTGAAGATCACGCGCATGATCGTCTGGTCAATCTTCTCGCCAATCGAGCGACCGAGAAGACGCGAGTACTCAGCGCGGGCATCCCACGCGAGCAACTTAGCTTCAAGGTCATCGATGAGGACCGAAGAAATGAGCAGCTTATCAGCGTAGATGAGCTTCTCGCCTTTGTAGACGTCACCATTTGTGGTCGCAGTGCTAGCATAACCAGCCGCGTCGGTCGAGATGATATTCTGACCGGCGGTGTGGTAACCCGCAATTGCGGTTCCAAGCTTAGGGAACGAGATCGACTTCGCACCCTTAGGAAGAGTACGCTGACGAACTTTATCCATAGCGACGGTGGTCTTCGCAAACTCGGCGAGGACTTCACCTGCAAACAATTCGTAAAGCAGCGTGGTGTTAGCCGCCGCTGTTCCAATTACACGTGCCATGATTTACCTCCTGCGCTATGCGCAGAAAAAGAAACAAAAGAAACGAACAAATGTGAGACGATCACATGAATCCGAGTCTCGCAGGATTATCCGCCCGTAGGCAGGTCGCAGGAGGCTACCGGAACTGTTTAGGTCGCACGCCGCTTTTTCGAGCGGCACTCTTTGCAAACACGGCGATTAGTTCCAGGAACATCCTGAAACGGGTGGCCTAGTTTGCAAGTTGTCTTTCGGGAATTCCAATGGACGTAGCGTCCACGGTTGATTTTAGGATCTACGGCTTCAAGATGGGCTGGATTGACGCATCTTTTTACGCCGCATTTGTGATCCACATCTAAGGGACCCGGATCCCCTACAGCAACGGCTAGGGAGAATCGATGAGCTAAACGGTATTTCTTACCGTCTAGAACCGCATTAATTCTCCCGTAACCGGACGGATTAAGAGCACCTACCCATAACCAGCACCCATTCGGGTCTATTTGGATGTGTTTCTTAACCCTATCTAAGCTCAACTAAATCTCGATACTTTGAGCTTATCTTCAACCCGACGGCGATAGCCGGGGTCGTTTTTGTAACGTGGGTCGGCAACAGCTTTAGCCAACTCAGCGCGGCTAGCGAAACCCTCAGGTCCGGTAGCGCTGCTGCCCTGCATAAGTTTTGGACCTTGCGCAGTTTTGTGTCTAGCCGACAAACCCGAAACTGCCATGTTAATCATGGCTGGATCCCCAGAGGTCACAGCCTTGTTAAAGGCGTCAATTTCTGTCTTGTTCAGATTAGTGCTGGCCCAACTGACCATTTCCTGGTACCCTTCCGCGCCACCGGCAAGGGAAAATACCTGATTACGAGCCTGCTCAAGCACTGCCTGCTGTCCGGATATGAAGCTATCGACCATCTTTTTAGAGAAGCCTCTAGCTTTAAGCGCGGTGTACGACTCATCAGACAGTTTTCCTGTTTCCATGAACTCCTTTGAATACGTTTCGATGAACGCATCCGGGTCCTCTGGGGCAGGGGGCGCCTCTTTAATTGCCAACGGATCTGAGGTAGCGGCTTCCGCCACCGGTTCAGCCGGCTTGCCGAGCTTAGATTCAAGGGCGGCATAAGCCTTTGCGAGATCCTGAGGGTCTTTAAATTTCTCGGGGAGCCACTCGGGTCGTGCGCTTTCCGTAACTTTCGGCGAAGCCTCCGAGGTAGGCTCAGCGAGTGGATTAGAAACAGGCGCTGGTGCTTCAACACCTGCCGGTTCCGTACTGATAGAAACAGCTTTAAGATCGGCCATAGATTACTCCTGTACTGGCGGTTGAACGGGCATCATACCCGGAGGAAGCGGCATACCGGCTCCACCAGTTTCCTGCTGTTGCTGTAGTGCCGACTTCATAATGTCCATAAATCCGCCGGTAGCCGGACCAACGGCTGCCTTAGCAGCGATAGCGGCGTTACCTGCGGCTTGCGCTTGTTGCGCTTCTGCGTCCATATCTTCCCTCGTCTTCACTAATCCCTTAATATCCAGGCCCAGAGCCATAGCGGCGGTTCTGGCTAGGACTTCGGCATTAACAAATTTGGGGATCGCTTCCGGGCCTAACGTTGTCTGGATAATACCTGCCCAAGCGCGGAGGCGCTCCAGGTCCGACATACGTCCGAGAGCTTCCGTACCGGTGATGATTGCCGGACGAATAGCGCTCTTTAGTGCCTTCGGAATTGCGACGATTTCACGGCCGTTAGTAAGTTGGGCCATCATTCGTCGCACTAATGGAAGCTGCAATTCCTGGCTAAGCGTGGCGTAGACACCGCCGAGGGCGGCCTCCAGCTCGCTAGCTAACAGCCTGATTTCTTCCGCGGTAACGCGCTCAGCTTGGCGTTGCACGCTGGCGTTAAGCAGGAAACTCGCTTCCACGCGTCTCGTAATAGCGGCTACGGTCTCTAACGCGACTCGGAAATCACCTCCTTTTTGCACTTGTAGGAAGCTGACATCAGCAGCATTTCCTACAACAAAGGCACCGTTTTCGGCTTTGTTCAAATCCGATGCCTTAGTGTAACCAGCAGGGTTGACCAGACCTACGACACGAGACGAAGCGGCGGAGCCAATTACGATAGCCTTAGTAAGGGCTTCGAGAGAGGCAAGATCGCCCAACATTTCTTCGACAAGGCCGCGGCCATAGTGCTCACCAGAGATAGCTGTCCAGCGAAGAGCGAGGAAGGGCAGCAGTTCGGCTTCGTACTCACCGACAGATTCGGGGATTATCTTACCCTCGATCTCCTGGTGTACTTCGAACTTACCGCTTTCCTCTTTCTCGACGTACGTGTAAAGATCGTAAGTCTCCTTTCCAGGTTCGCGTTCTTCGTCCTCGATTTCTACATCGAGTCCGAGCAATTTCATAGCGTCTTTGGGCAGAGCGTATTTGGAAATCGATTCTTTAATCACGATTTCGCAAATGTTCCCCATGGGATCGCGTTCGACAACGTAGTTCTTCAGGCTGAATACCCGCAAACCACCTTCGTCGGGCAAATGGATCAAGGCGTTACCCGTAGCGATAAGCAATTTAATCGCGTAAGTAAGCGCAGGGCGGAGAGCCCGAATCTCGATTTCACCGCTCACCCGCCGCTCAATAGCGGCAAGGGCTTCATGTACGGTCATCTTAAGTTCTGGATCCGCGTCCAACTGGCGACCAGCCTTATCGTCGATAACCAGACGGAAGAACGGGGAATTAGGCGGGACCAGGGAGAGCACTAGCTTAGATGCGAGGTGATTAATACCTCTAGCACCTACGGAATTATACGGACCCTCAAGTTGTTGGGCGTAGTTAAATCCGGTTTCAGGGAACAGAGCCGGAATGGTCAACTCGCAGCAATCTTCCGCACGAAGTTCGTACATTCGCCGTTTTCCGACGCCTTTTTCGTAGCAGTAAGCTGCTGTTTCCATTCCACTCATTATCGGCTCCTTACGTTAGCTGACCTAGTCGGAATAATGAACTCCCTACCCAAAGCATAAGGTGCAAACTTTCGCTGGAAAGCTGCTTGGGCAGCCGGAGTCGGCACGGGGGTGTTCGCGGTATTAGGCGGACTTCCCATGTGAGAAATGTATTTTCCAGGATTAAGAAGGTCGCCCATCATAGGTCGTGT